TCTCCGATATTAACTTTTGTAGTTGCATCTCGGTCAACCTCCTCGAAGGTTAGAAACAAAACGTTGGGATCTTCGAACCCAGCACCAGGTTTCTCTGTTACATCCCCTGAGTCAACCTTCTTTACAAAATCCTCAAGGACTGCCGTATCGTTCTTGGCCTCAAGCATCTCATCAACATATATATTTTTATATTTTGCTTGGACGCGATACAGCTTCATAAGGGATTATAACTAATTTGTGACATAAATGCAACATCATGTGTTAATTTTTGGCTTTGGGGGTGGGATAAGAGGTTTTGGAACTTCTATGGCTCTGCATTCAAATTTTACTACTATTCTATTGGTTTCTACGTATTCTTTATCGAATTCTTCAATTTCATCTAATGATTTAAAGGTGTTATGAGCAACTCGGTAACCTGCCTGAACGCATTCTGTGTGTGATGTAAAGGTAAATCCAGGGATATGATGACTAGGACAGTCGTTAGTTAACATACTACACATATACATAACTAATAAAAATTTTGTCATAAAATCCTATATTATCCTAGCTCATTATTTACTTGCATATCCCATTAAAATGTTTATATAAATGGTGTGCTAAAAAATATTAACAAAGAGGAGGCCAGATGGCAATAGCAGAAGACAGACATAAGGACACAAATGAGTTCCTTAAAAAAGTACAACCGTTGGTGTTAACAAAAGAAGCAACAGAGTTAGACATTGCATTAGATGAATTACAAAAAGTTTGTAACAGACTTTGTAACCAACTTGATGATCTAACAGGAAACATAAAAAAACTAACGGAAGAAAATCAAAGATTGAAAGATGCGTTAGGTATTATTGAAACTAATCCTATGGAAGATTTGGAGAAGATACTTAATGAAAAATAAATCTGAGACTTTTAAAAATTGGTGTCAACAGGTTGACGGAATTTTATCCGATCTACCTCTTAATACTATGACAGGTATGCCTTTAGAATATTCTGATGATGAATTCCAAAATTGTATGCGTAAGCTGCAGCAGTGTTCATTAAAATTCGAAGACATGCCAATTTATATAATAAACGAAAAAGTAGCATCAGAACTTTGCTACGATCAATTGAAAGGTGCAGAAGATGAAAGACCTGATATTTAGTATGATCTTTATTGCACTAATCACAATTATCCCTGCGAAAATATTATTATTTATTTTTGCATTTGTGGGATACTCATTGTTCTATTAACCTATAGGAGGAAAAGAAATGAACAAAGCAATACATAATAAGTTTTTTGAAACTACGGATTACACGAAGTTCAAAAAAACAAGAGGCAACAGACCAGTTGATCCTGGACATGTTGAACAATTAAAAAAATTAATTTCGGAAAAAGATTTATATGATCCAATCCGTGTTAATAAAAATATGGAAGTTGTTGATGGCCAACATACGTTGGAAGCAAGAAAACAACTTGATCTAAAAATACCTTTTATAATTATGGACTCAAATGATCCACTTGATGTTGCAAGACTTAACACAGGTAGAAAAAATTGGTCTATGAATGATTTCTTAAATCATAATTGTGCAAGAGGTAAAATGGACTACAAAATTTGTAGAAATAAAATGCAGCAATACGGAATCAATGTTGCTGAAATGGTAGTCCTTTTATTAAAACAAACTTCACTGTGGTCAAGAATCAGTAATGATTTTAAAACAGGAAGATTTGTAATTCCTGCAGGAGGTATCGAACATGCTGATCGTATTGGATCACACTTGATGCAATTAAAAAAATACTTTTATGGCATGGAGTCTACCAAGAACAAAAGATTCAAACGTTCGATGGTGGTGTCATACATTGTAGCAGATAAGCATCCTAAGTTTGATCACAAAAGATTTAAGAATGCTTGTAAGAGTAAGTCTGCATGGTTTTTGTCAGGTAACTCTACTGCTGATTACATTGCAATTATAGAACGTATCTATAATTCAGGATTGACCCAAAAAAGTAAAATTAATTTAGTTGAATTTTACAAAAGTAAAGAGTATCAAGAAAAATAAGGAGCAGTATGGACATAAATAAATGGAAGTCATGTGCAGTTGATATCGAATCATACACCATCATACGAGCAATGGGTCAGAACGGTTTTAGAAGACCTGGTAATATGATTGCAAAATTGGTTGATGATGAAGTTAAAAAGATAGCTAAAAAAGAAGGTATTAGCTATGGCAAAATGAAAGAGAATTTACTCTCAGAAGGCAACAAACTTTTGAAAGGTAAGTAGACCCGCAGGTTGGATGGTTAACCTTGAATCTGGGGTTGAGAAAAGGGCCGGGAGACTGGCCCTTTTTTTTATGTTGCAATTAAGTCACAAATTTTATAAAGATTAAATGTATTCCTAAGCCTAAATGAAATAAGTGGGGCTTTCAAAACACTTTATTTTCACCGAACAACGAATCATAAAATTAACTTTAATATAAGGATTATTTTGTGGGTAAAGCTATTAAAAAAAGTAGTGAAGAAGCATTAGACCATGCGTTGGATAAATTAGTAATGATTTGTCCTAATAAAAAAACGTATGATGAAATGACAAGTTTAATGTTTCAGTTGTATTGTGGAAATGACTTTGGTTTAGGAAATTTCAGTCTTTCTTTTCTTGATAAAATCGAGAATAGATGGCGATCAGGGCGTAAACTTGCTGCAGAAAACAAGGGCATAAAACTGGTTGTTAAGAATGTATAGCCACGGTGTAATTTTTCCATATCAATTTCTTTTCCCACACCGTGGTTATGCTGATGAATCTCAAAAAACCTAAGCTAAAGGGTTTATTAAAAGAATCTGTAATTTTATTAGACATCATGTCAGGTGAGGAGAAATCCTTTTATCTTGAGAAGATGTGGAACCTGTATGACAGGGTTTATATCAGAGGTAGATTAACAGAGAAAACCAGGAAATCACGAGTTTTTAAAATGGATAAGAAAAAAGCCTATGAACTGTGCTCCGAGCTTACTAAAATTTTTAGGCATTAAATTGTCACTAGAGATTACAAGTCCTAGGAAATTTGCTGAACAGAGGCTATTTCAAGCTATCCTGGTGCAGGCTTTAGAAGATGCTGTAAGTACATCTGCATTTAAAAAAGAAACTTACCACAAGCACGATAGTCATAGTTGGTTTATGTCCAACTGTGAAGACTTTCAGGAGGTGTGTTGGGGAGCTGATATGGATCCTGATTTTGTAAGAGGTGAGTATTTAAAATTAGTTAGAATTAAAAAAATTTATTTTACAGATTTGCAAATGTCATGGATCCGGTATCGAGATTTATATAAGAGGTATCGAAATGCTGGTAGTAAGGAAGAGAGAAGAGAAATTAAAAAATTTATTTTGAAAGAAAATTTAAAAAGGCTTGGTTAGTCATGGTGGCCTGATGTGTTTAACTCCTGGGGGAAAAACCAGAGAGCAATTTAAGTTAACACCCCCAGAAGCACTTAACCAATAGAATGTTCTAATAAGAATGAACACAAGTGAAGTATATCCGAAAAAAGGACACCGGACAACGGAAAAAGGGTAATTAATGGGTGTTGCAAAAATATCACAAAATATTTACTATATAGATATTCTAGAGTAATGAGTAAACAAAAGTACCCCAGGGGGTAAAAGAGGTGTATCTGGTGTATCTAAAGGTCTATTAGTCAATTATACCAATGGTTTTAGTCAATTTTAATGGTGTATCTATGGTGTATCTATGGTGTATCTGGGATACACCACTCTTGCGGGAACGCTATCAGAACTTTTTGGGGCTATTACTTTATGATGAAATAATCTATATAGTAGAAATTAATGCTCATTGATCTTTTAATATCTTTAGGATGCATAGCCTTGGTGTATAGCTTTGTGTTGTTCCTGTTGTTATTATGGGATAAAGAAGAAATAAGGAGATAATAATGATTAAAAATTTATTCCTGCTTGGAACACCTGTTGGTAAACATTTATATAAAACTGCAAAAAACTACTTCAAAGGTGGTGGTAAGAAAACTAAAGATATTATGACAGAATCTAAAGTTTCTAGATCTATTGCAAAAGGAGATATCAAAGATGAGATCAAGAGAAGAGCATTTCCAAAAGGAACAAGACCTGCAGATTTTATTCCAAGAGCTGGACGTAAGGGATATGCAGGAACTGTAAAAGCAAAAATTTCAGATAAACAATCCAAGTATCAATCTGATTTAAGAAGGTTTAATGAAGGGTATGGTAGAGACCCAAGGAAAAAATAATGCCAGGTGGACTCAAGAAAAAAACAGATAGAACAGAATTAGATTTAACTCCTAAACAAAAAATGTTTGTTGAAATCTTTGTTAAAGATTGGGGATCTATTACACAAGCTGAAGCACTCAAACGAGCAGGCTATGTTTGTACTAATGAAAAAGATTATGGATCAATTGCATCTAGGATGTTATCCAGAAAGCATAATCCTCATATAGCATCATACTTTGATAAGCTTTTTGCTAAAGAAGTTAAGATGTATGAAAGTGACAACCTTAGAAGATTTAAAAGGTTAGAAAGAATTGCTGACAAAGCAGAGAAAGAAAAACAGTTCGCTGCTGCTATCAATGCTGAGTATAGATCTGGTCAATTGGCTGGAGCTTACATTGATAAGAAGGAAGTTAAAATCAGTGGTTTGGAGGGTATGTCACGTGAGCAACTTGAAAAAAAGCTCAAGGAATTATCAGACAAGATCGATGGGTATAACGCGAAAACGATCGAAGTTGAGTCCGAAGACGTTGCAGCAATTGAAAAAGGCTAGTTGGTCTGAATGGGTAAACGTTTTTAACCAAGTTCATAACTCAACCATCTTTACTGCTGTTGGTAAAATAAAAGTAGAGATAGATGAATAAGAAAAAAATAGCTATACCTAAAAAAACTAAATCTCAAATAGAGAAGTATCCAATGGTATCTGTTGAGTGGTTTGATATCGTCTCGGATAGTAGCTGGAATAGTTTTGAACAAGTCAAGAAAGCAAAGTTAGCCACGTGCATCACCAAAGGTCATCTCCTCTCGCAGGCTAAAGGTGTTACAAGAATCTTTGGGGATTACTCATTTGGTGAGTCAGGAGAGGAAATTGAAAGTATTGGCAATACGACTTTAATTCCTAATTCAGTCATCAAAGAAATAAAAAAACTTACCTAATGAATCATAATAAAAATGGCGAAAGTAGACTATGGCAAAAGGTAAAAAATGGACTGACCGATTGCTTCTTAACGCGTGTAGAATCAAGCACAATTAATGGTATACCTGATATTCATGCTGTTGGTGGGGGACAAATATTCTGGATAGAACTTAAATCAGATTCACTCAGTTATCCTAAGCTAAATAAATGGCAAATCGTATGGATCAACAAGTATATAAAAGCAGGTGGTAAGGTAATTATCTTGAAAGAGACCCTCTTGCAGAAGTCTCTTAAACTGTACAGACCGGTGTCCGTGTTCACTGATTCTCGTTCACTTGTGTCGTTTGCATCGTTCTCGTTCCCGTTACAATGGCCACTGGTCCAGCGTAGGATCCTTCAAGAGCTGGGACGGCCTCCCGATGCTGCGTAACTGTCGTTCTCGTGCCTTGGCCACTGACCTTTTCCCTCTTTGTTTGGTCAGTGGCCTAGGGACCAGCTGCACCTGCTGTTCCGAAGCTCGTTTGTCGTTGAAAAACCTTGCTCGTTCTCGTTTATAAGGACTGCACTGGTCCGTGCCAGGGATGCAGCGTTCTCCGGATCGTAACCTTCGCTTCAGATTTCTCGTTGACAAGAGCCTCGTTCTCGTTTAGTGGCCAACGATTACTGGCACGTGGTCCTGCAGCTGGGCTCAGGATCCAGGCAGCGTAGCTCGGTATCTCGTTTCTCGTTCTCGTTAATGGAAAAACCTCGTTCTCGTTTGAGGAAACTGGGTGAGTCCCCGCAGCGTCAGCTCAGGGTCTCCACGCAGGTAACTTCTGGCTGGACAACGGATCGGTGTTCCCATAATGTCGTTTTATGAAAAGAAAAAAATTAGAAGTACACGGATATTACATCGACAGCTCAGGAAGCTGGATTCTTCTGCAAGATGCCGATGGAAGAATCATTAAAAGAAAATTAAAATAAGGGGTTGACTTATATCCCATCTGGTCTTATGTATAGCTAACCAACAAAAGGAGAGCTACATGAGTGACATCGGTGATGAATTAAAAAGCAATGTGGTATGGACCTGTCCTGAGCACAGCCTGGCCACGTACTTCAAAGTAAAACAGTTTGAGAAAAAGCCCGAGGCCAAGGACTTCGTATACGTACGATTCAAGGATGACGATCAGTTCGAGTCGATGTGGGTGAAGATCCTGCAAGGGACGCAGCATCAAGGTTACGGAGAACTAAACAACATACCAGTGAAACTAGTGGATAGGAAGCTTGGTGATACAATCAGTTACAAAACAGACAAGGAGGGAGTAACATGGGAAAACAAGAACTAAAACCGCGTCCTCGGAAAGAGGACAAACCTGAAGAAGGAAAAGTTTATGCATTGACTGGGGGACCTGGATCTCGCTGCATCGCTAACGGGAACAGCTGGTCGGAATCCGAAGTAAAGGATACCAGCAGCAGGAGCTGCAGCTCCGAAGGCGAAGCGTGAGTTTCGTTCTCGTGTGGCTATGCCTTCTCTTCATGTTCCCGGGGCTTACATTAGCTGGCACCGGGATCCTGATGCTCTCGGTTCTCGGTATCTTCTGATCTCGCATGTCGTCTCGTTCCAGGACTGGCCGTGTGCAGCGTCAGCTGGAAGCCAACAGCTGGGTCTGGCTTCGGTGAAGGATTTCGGTGCGAAATGCTCGGATTTCTAGTTTAGAATGATTCTAAAAGATAATGCTTGCAGTAGTGCATGGGATTTGATAAGAGAGGGAAACCAATTAACAAAGGAGAATGATATGGGTTTAGACCAACACGCACATATACGAGGCACAAAGATAGATTGGGAAAAGTATTTTAATGATGATACTTATTCTGATGAGGCAGGTGTCTTCGTTTGGAGAAAACACGCAAGGCTACAAGAGTTCATGGCAAAGAAATGGGCAGACCAAAACCCTTCGGTTAAAGTTGAAGGACATCTTGCACATCTTGGTTTTAATGGCGATCAAGACAGTCCATGCTACATCACGAAAGAGGTCGCTGATGAATTAGGGGAACAAATAAAGAAAGGTTTCTCTGACTATCACGCAGAAGATGGATTTTTTTGGGGGCAACAATTCCAAGAGGAATCGGTCAAAGAGTACAAAGAGCAGGACATCAAATTTTTAAAATTTTGCGAGCAAGCCATAAGCGAGGGCAAGGTCGTAGAATATTGGTGTAGTTGGTAATGCCAAATATAAAAAAGGTTGAGGCGACAAATGTCGCCTCGCCTCGTGTGAGTGGTTGGGCAATTGTTTTAACTTGGGAAAGACCTGACGGCACATGGTACACAGAAACCAAAACAGATATTCCC